ACAAACGAGTTAACGTTATATTTATTTATATCACTTATCGAAGTACTTTGTAAATCTACGTCACCTAATACTTCTAAAGTTTCATTAAAATCATACAACATATGATTTGTTAATATATTAGTTTTTTGACTATAATAGTCATTTCCTGGCTGGGTTCTATATCCTGTAGGAACTACAGTTACTTCATAACCACCCATGAATTTATCTGATACCGGAGTAGTTTCTGATACTGTCCAGTTTTGACCAGATGTAAGAGCTCCTACTTGTAAGAGATTACCATTGTATAATTTTCTTCCTCGAACTGATGCTACAGTTTGAACAGGATTTGTAACTTTAACAGAATGTGGATCTACATTGGTGTGATTTAATTCTAATATACGAGTAACTTTTTGTTCTTTAACTCTATCTTCGTTCTTGGCTCTTGACGCAATATAAACACCTGGCGTTATAACATAACCAAACCCTGCATTTGTTATAACAGCTGCAGCTATTTCTGTTGGAACCAATTGTACAATTGCTGTTGCGTTACCAGCAATAGATATTGTAGGAACTTCAGTATATCCAGAACCAGGGTTAATAATTTCAATACGAGATATTGAACCATTTTCAATAAACGCGATACCAGTCGCGCCACTGCCATTACCACCTGATATAACGATGTTTGGCTGGCTAGTATATCCACTTCCAATATCTCTAATTTCAATTCTAGCAACTGCAGTTGGTTGTAATGTATATTTACCAATAGCTGTAATATTACTTGCTAGTGGAGCTCCAAGATTATCAACTGATGTTGGAGCATCAAATAATATACCTGGAGGTGTTGAATACTTTTTAGTCGTGTTGGGTATAACATTGATATTAGATATTTTAGATAGATTAGGATTACCCGCAACATTAGCAAACGCTGATGAATAATTAGCTCCAGCATTTGTAATAGTTGCTCCATTAATTTTACCTTGAGCATCAATTGTACATGTAATAACAGCTTGAGTTATTGTTTGACCTGTTATTTCTACACCATTAACTATAATGGTTGGTGCTGTGGCATAACCAAATCCAGGATCAGCAATTTCAACAGCTGTTACTGTATGAGCTCCAGCTCCAGATGACGGAACTGTTAATGAGAATCTTCCTGATCTATGAATATCGACATAAGTAAATGGTAAATATTGTGAAGCAAACATTTCAACAAGTAATGGAATATCTTCAATTCCAATAACACCGGGCTGTAGATCTGGCATTGATGAATATGTAAATCTATTAGTTCGTCCATAACCAAAGTAGCTTTCGCCTGTTAACTGATTATGCTTAGGTCCACCAACATATCTTAATGCTCTTAAAATCTTTTGATCATCACCTAACTCATTACGAGTAGCAAATAACTGAATAAGAATTTCAGCAAAATATTTAAAACCAGCAGGATGAACTAATCGATTATAGAAGTAATCCCAAGATGATAAATTCTGTCCAGTACGTATTAGATATGAGAATTTCTGATATCGTAAACTATCTTGAATTTTAATTGTATCAGACAAGAAACCTTTCTTATCTAAATAGATACCACCCTTTGGAAGAGCTGGGTTTACTTCCCAGTTACCTGATGATGGAATAAGAGTTTCATCCCATGGATATTCGATTTCAACTTCATCTTCAAACAGTAATCTAAAAAATACTTCAATGGAATCTGATGAACCACGAATTTTATAATAATCTGTAATTGCTTTATAGAGATTTCGCTTATTAACTGGAATAGACCGAGGAATAACAGCAGCAATTTCTTTTTGTATAAGTTCTAAATACTGATTTGAAGTCTTATCAATATCCATAGACTCTTCAATCGTATTAAGAGCGTATGAAGCGCCTGGACCAGCCCAATATTTAATTGGAGTTATAAGTGTTGCTTTTTGTGTATTGTAAGAATCTAATCCTACAACACTAAATGTTTTACCAATAGCCGACGTCGATGTAGCAAGAGATCCTGGAAGATTATTACCATTAGTAATAAAAACATTACTACCAGTCATAGGGTATGTAACAATTGTACCAGAGGAATCTGTTATAGTTAGTACAGAATTAGAACCACCTTCATCAGTAAAGAAATGATCGTTTTCATTCTTAGGATCAATAACTCTAAACACAGCTTTATTATCTAATATTGTATCAACGTATGTTTCTACTTCCTGATATATAAACTCTTCTAAGTTCATATAAGTATAATAAGCTTCTAGCAATACTTCAATACCACCAGAATTTTCTAATATATCAGATGGGATTAGCTCAGAAGTTCTTAAATTTTCTTTCGTCTTAGCTTTCGCAGAAGCAACTGATTGGATATATCCTGGTGAAGACATATCCGACGAGAAGAGCGTATTATTAGCGTTATGAGTTCCAGCCATATTATCTTAGCCTTGAAGTAGTTGTATAATCGATAGTTCCTGAAGAACCTGCTACAGATATTGTATCAATACTAGGAGTTATTACTACTCTTAAAGGATCAATAGCAATTAATTGATCTCTCTTTGGACCTAGATCTAATGAATCCGGAACAACTGTAATTCTAATTATATTTGCTGAAGCGTCATCAGGGACAAAGTTATTTAATGTAATTGTTCCTGCTGTTACTTCAACAAGACCAGCATCATTAATAACAGTTACGTTTTCAGAGTTAACAACTTTATATACTATAACCTGTCTATTTGTAGATCCACTAATAGGAATATCACCAAAGAATACTTCATCACCGCCATATACCCATGGAGTTGAAGAGATTATAAAATTAGTAGAAGATCCAGAATTAAAGAATGGAGACGTAAAATCTAGTTTAAAGTTATTATCTAATCCTGCTGCAAGCTTATTAGGAGTAATGTTCATAAACATATATGGTCTTACATTACTATTTTGAATAGAAGGATCTGCATTATCAATTGATTTAAGTAACTGAGAATGTCTAAACACTCCATCAAACTTATTAAGTTCGTTAAAGTTATAATCTGAAATAGCATCTCTTACAACTGCAGTCAATTCAACAGAAGATCTATCTGTTAAGTTTGGATTATATTTAAACGCTACGTCTAATTCTACATATGTAAAGTTAGGATCAACAATAACTGGAGTAATAGATACAACACTCTTACCTTTAAGAATTGTATTCATAATCTCAGTTTTTTCGTTCGTTGTCAATATCTCATTAACCAATGGTTTAATTGAAATATAAACAGCACCATAATCTGGTGGATCATTATCTTCACCACCCCATGTAGAGATAGACTTAATGTTTGTAAATTCTTTTTGAATGATCGCTCTATAATCATCAGACGTTACAGCTCTATTCTGAGAAGTAAAGGTTAAGGGTGCGTTAAATCTAATAGATTCATTTGTTTCTTTTACTGAACCACCATCAGCTTTAGCTAATGTAGTGATCGTAATATTACCATACCCACCAATGTTATCAACCATTGAAAATACTTTAGCGCCATTTGAATCTTCGCCATTAGTAAATATATAGTCAAGAGTTACGATGTTATTATTAAGAGGTTTCTTACCAGTTACGCCATCACCAAAATATGTTTCAAAATATTCGTTTGAATTCTCTTGGAGATAGAATACTCGACTTGATGAATTAACATTAAGTAAAGATTCGAATTGTGTATAGTTGTCATAAGACGTTGATTCTTCATTAGCCTGAATAAGTACTCTGAGCGTTGAAGTATCAGCATCGTCATCAGAGATTTGAAACTTCTGATTTTCAATATCGTTATCTACTCTATATAAAAGCTTCTTACGAGTACCTTCAACAATAATTACATTATCAAAAGTAAATGTATTACCATTTGCAGAAAGAACTGCTGATTGTTCGTTAAGAACTACAAAGCGATAGTTACGACCATCGACCTGAGTAGTTAACTTAGAACCTCGTGGTAGAGTAAGCGTTGATGGTATAATACCGGACTCTGCAGATACATCAACAGTAATTGTAATAGTAGCTCGTGGAGCTAGAACTGAACGAGGTATATAACCTAATAGCTTAGCGCGAGTAACAATGTTACCACGAATCTGAGCTGAATCTAAGAATGCTTCGTTTAAAGCAAAGTGTGCGGTCATAGCATTGTAGTGCGTATTATAAGCTAATACGTCTAAGAGTGCAGACAAACCGGATCCTTCGAAATCATGACTATTAAAAACTGTTTGAGTCTTTAAATAGTTCTTAAGATTCTTTTTGATTTGATCAAAATCAAGTTCGGTTACATTTAAATTAGTTGCCATAGTTTATTACCTTAAACGTTTTAATACGATATCTACAGTCTCTTGACTATCGTATTCTTTGATTCTAAATTTAACAAGAATCCTATATGAATTATTGTCGGGTTCATCAACGATATTAATAAATAAAAGTTCTACTCGTTGTTCCCCATCAGTTACTACTCTTGCTATATTTTCTCTTAAAGCTTGTTTTGTAATCTCATCAGCTGGTTCAAAAAGAAGAGCTCTTAGATTAGCACCAATACCAAGATTAAATGGTTTCTCATAAAAGTTAGTTAAGAGCAAATTACGTACAGCATAACGAATAGCTCTATCGTCTTTTAATGGAACAATATCGCCACGTATTGGATGTAACACTAAGCTCAAGTCCAGATCAGTCCAAGGTTTTAGTCTTGAAGCTGATTGAACTTTCTTAAGATCACCAAGAACTACGCCGCTAAGAGCGTCACTCTGAGTTGATTTATCTGATATATTATTAAATGACATATAACTATTTATACCTCTTTAGTAGCTAGAATAGCTTTTTGTCTTGCAAGATATTCATTACATGATGTCGTAAAGTCTAACGCATCACCATATATTTTAGGATTTGCTTTTACTAATATACCATAAGTTTCACGACATATCTGACCTTTTTTTATAAAGTCCCATGTAGCATCCGGATATTTAGCACTAAGAGTTTTTTGAGCAAGTCTTAGTTCTTCTTTTGTTCTACTATGTTTCTTATATGTGTTATAGTCTCCACCTGCAGCTTCTATAACTTCAACAAAAAGTTCTTCCCACGTACTATTATAAAAAAGTTGATTCTTTTTCTTTGATCCAAATCCACTAAAGACATTTCCAACTTCGCCGCCTGACGCAATATACTTAACGCTATTTCTCAATGATTGAGATAACAATGTTCTATTTAATTCGTATACGTCTTTAACTATTACTGGAGTAGGTTTAGGAGCAACAGGAGGTTCTTCAGGTACCTTAGGTTCACTTGGTTCTTCTTTTACAGTACCATCATCTTTAACTTCAAAGTTAGGAACCAACGCGCAAATATCAGCTTTAGCTGAAGTTATTAAAGAATCGGAAGTAGTCCCAGGAGGTAATCCTAATTTAGCAACTAAACTCTCTTCATCTAATCCAAGGTTACCTAGTATACTATCTAGGTCAGGAACAGCGCCTTCAAACTTTGCTTTAAGTTCGGCTATCTTACTCGTTACATCAATAGGATTATCAGTACCAGATAGTTCGTTTATCTTAGATTGAAGACTTTCAATTGCTGGAAGAGTAGGTTTAAATGTATCTAAGTCAGCTTTCATAGCAGTCAATTTAGATTGCATCGCACTCAACTGATCTTTACCTCCAGCTAAGAGACCATCTAATTCAGCCTGTTTAGCCTTTAAATCATCTAAGGCTTTATTATTACCACAACTCATTTATATCTCCTATGTTCCACTAATTGGTGCAGTTGTTGCTTGTGTTGCTGGACTTGGACTTGCAGATCCACCAGTACCTGGTACTTCTGTATGCTGATGAGTATGTAATGTAACGTTATTAGATGTAATATTACCTGCAGGTAGATCAATACTTCCATCAGGAGAATCTATAGTCATAGATGATGATGCATCTATATCTAATATACCAGTAACATTTGTTGTTTGGTTAGCACTGTATGTCTCTGTTACTGCGCCATCAATGGTTTCTCCTAATGTACCAACAACACCGATTGTCTGATTAGCATTAACAGCAAGAGTATAATCGGCTAAGGATGTATGACTAAATGTACCAGCGTTCATAACATTCATATTATTCAAAACAGTTGTTGCCATATTATTTGTAATAGCTGAAGTAGAATCATTACCAACAGTTAATAACGTATCATTTATAATATTAGTAGTAGAGTTATTCATAACACTTAGGTTATCATCTACACCAATATTAGTAGATCGGCTACGGACGATTTCAGCCTCATGATTACCACCAATCTTCTGTTGTAAAGAACCTTTGATATTCATAGTCATATCTTTCTCGACCTGAAGATGATAATTACCATAGACCATCTGTCTTAAATCGCCATCGACAGTCATAGAACAATTACCTTTAATATGAATATTCTTATTACTAAATACAACTTCATAGTCATCACCGACTATTTTAACCTGTCTTGTACCGTCTGTATAGATCTCTTCATAAGAACCAGATGTATGCATACGATGAGTACGTTCATTACCTGGAGTATCGTCAGTTTCTGTAACATGACCTGCCTCTGACTGATTAACTTTATTGTATGGATAATCAGGTACATGACCATTCATAGGAGGTAATTCTTTCCATGGAGTCTCAGCATAATAAGCGTCAGCCTTATCAACGGATACAGTAGGAATTTTAGGAGGAACCGCAACCTGAATATCGGAAGGAGAGGAACCTTGTGCACGAGTATCATATTGGCTAGAGGCGGAATACTTATCCTGGCGACCTGCAAAGTTTATATCTGATTCATTCTGATACTCTGCTAAAGGATAATGATCACCCGTAAAGCCTAATGACTTGGACCGAGGAGAATTTTGAGAAGCGATCGTACCCATGATAATAGGATCTTGAGCTGATACACCATCTCTAAAGAATCCGACTACCCATGAACCTTCCATTAAACCGTGAGGCGTATCTCCTATACCTGAAGTACCAGAGGAAGTTGTAGGTAACATAACAGTAGCCCATGGTAGATGGTCGACATCTATAGTACCTTTATTCTCTGTATGAAATCCAAAGCATCTTACTTTAACTCTGTTCATTTCTAAAGGATCGAATCGATCTTCCACTACACCGGTAAACCATGTGAATCCACCACCTATAAACTGATCCATTCTATTCATTATTTAAGACTCCCTTTCAGCCACTGATTTTCGGCGGAAAAATTTTTTTGATGTGTTTCTGTCAGAACTAAATTCATCTAAAGGTCTCTCTTCTGTATGTTATCTAAAGACTCTATAAAGGAATCTTTCTTTAGTAGTAACTTCATACGATACTCATCAGTAAAACTATGTACTATAGAAGAAACAATGTACTTACCTGAAAGGTATAAGTCTTTACCTCTCTTAGTATCTCCCGCATCCACAGATTTAACTACGTTTATATCTATAGTCATACCAACGCAAAGATTAAAGTCTCCGAATATCTCAATGTTTAATTCCAAGGTATCCATATTCTGTATATAAGCATTCGCTGAAAGTATCTCTTCCTTCGCAGGTGCATGGTAACTAGAGCCCCCTGATACAGCCTGGGAGTTAAGACTGATATAAAAGTTAGTCGAATCACTATGTTGTTCTATAGGTCTATCTTCAATCGTACTACCCTTAGGTAATACCCCATTAGCATTCAGTTTAAGATCCTTATCACTGTATGAGTGACTGAGTGTCTCGTATGACTTAGTTGCTATATCTATAGTATGTAGAGTAGATGAATAAGCTCCTGCTGCCATACTCATATACTGACTCATATTAAACTCAGATGATAACGTTAATATCTTCCGAGCAAGTATCTTATTGTTCTCTTCGCTACCAACTATAGTATTAACATTAGGAGCGTACTTATACTCTCTATAGGATTCCTTATTAACAATGTTCTCATACGAATCAAATACAATACCTTGACCTAATGTCTCATAGAAGAAGAAAGGACTACCGTTATCATATGATCTCCTCACTAACCAATTAATAAGGTACATAGGTCTCATACGTGGATATACACCTACTATAGTCTGTTTCGTCTCTGTATTAATAGAGAGATTGTTTTCATCTATAGAGAGTTCGTCTATACAGATATTCTTTATTAACTGTCCTGGTACATTAGCAAACGGCTTAGATATAGTCTTAGACTGACTGATGTACGCATGCTCTGATACTAAGGTAAACACATACGTCGCTGTGCCTGGACTGAGTTTAGCGTAACTATGTATCTCTGCTATCTTGAATTTGTGCGAGTATTTGTCCTGTTGTCCATTACCGAGTCTTCTCTTCAGTACTACATGCAGTCCCTCCCCACTCACGGCTTTCACCTTTTCTAGCATTTGGGCAGCATCTAATATAGATACCTCACCTTGCAAGGATCCACTATACAAAGACTCTTCTATAGAGAGAGATGCTATAAGATCTACTATATTATACTCTGTTCCATTACTACAAGTAAGTACTGCTTCTTGTAACTCATACGAGGATGGTACTATAGCTTCTGATCCATTAGCTAGTTTACTATTATAGTTAGACATTGTTTATTATTGCCTCATATTTTTCTACAAAGTCG